CGCTACTTGACCTGCACGACCTGCTGCTCTGCCTTTTGACATTATGACAGTTTCTCTACCGTTCTTGTAAACCTCTAGTTCTTCCCAGTAGTGATTGCAGTTAACTCCGCCTTTAAAATCAAAGATAGAGTAAGGCTGACCGTTATGTCTAAAGCCTGTGTTTATAGCAGTATTCATTCTGCCTATTTCTTCTCTTGTGTAAAGCTTCTGCATTCTTACCATTGCTTTACAGAAATTTCTTTGTGGTGCTAGACTACCAGCGTATCTGTATTTTATTTCTGGCTCGCTATCTAAGTCTTGTCTGCCTAAGATGTCTAAGCCTACAATACCTTTTACATAGTCACCTATATTCTCAAAGTCAGTCTTTGTAGTATCGATGTAGACTGAGTTCTCGAAATCTACAGTCTCGCCAAACTTCTCTGCTAGTTGTACTACCATCTCGTACATCTGCTCGTCTCTAATCTTCTTTAGTTTTGTCTTAGCCCAGTTTATACCCGCAGAGCCACCCCACGCATCCCACATTAGGCCACCACAACCTTCTGTATATGGAACATCTTTATTCTGTTCGTGTCTCGCAAACGACGCCATACGCGCTATTGTATCTTCTGATATATTCTCGCCATTTGCCAGTTGATGTGCACGTTGTTTACCTACAGCTGTGCCACAACTACCCCATCCGTTCTCTTCTGCGTAAGCTACTGCTCTCTTAGCGTTATTTCTTGCAGCTTCTGGATAGTCATTGTAGGTCTCGAACTCGTAACCTTCTAGCATATCGTCTATAATGTCACTGTGTTTCTCACAAGGCATGTAGTATGTTTTGCCTTCTACTTCGTGTGGATGTGAGCCAGAGCAACCGATTAGCTCTGCAGCTTCTTCTGCTTCTTTTGCAGTGTTAAATAACGGCTTGCCTTCGTACATGATAGCCATCTTAGTATTCTGTACAGGTATACAGTTAGGCACCATTCTACCGTTCTTTGGCTTCATACCGTATGCCTCATAGCCTGGTGTACATGCATCGTCTAAGTCAAATGCTTCACCTTCCCAATATGAGTAACAGATAGCAGTGGCTTGATCGTCCTCGTAGCCTTCGCCTTTTACAACAGGTATACATCTGCTAATAAACTCGTCTTCTGATTCTCCTGAGTTAGGCTCTACAAACTTCTCTTCGCTAAATGCTAAGAAGTCTATGCCGATTGCTGGTTTATCTACGATTGACATTACTTCTACTCCTAAGTCTTCGAAGTCCATGTTTTCCCAATCAATTAAAAGTTCTACTATCTTTTTCATAATATATGTATCTTACAACCTTGCTAGGTCATTAATTTTTGCGTCAGCCTCTTGTTGTGTAGTCATCTCTTCTGCAACTACATAGGCTTTGATTGCTCCACCGCCAGTCTGTGCGCCAGTAATAGGTGAGCCAGAGAAGTCTACATCACCTGCCTGTTCTGCAGCTGTTGCTATACCAGCAGTAGGATCGAATGCAGGTACGGTCGGTCTTGTAGGCGTACTACCGCCAGGTGAACCACCTGTACCTGGTGTTTTTGTTTTTACAATTGCTGCCACGTTAGCTAGACCACCTGCAACTGCAACACCTGCTGCAATAGCTGCACGTATTGGAGATGTAGGATCGCCAGGTATTAACTGTGACGTATAAGCTTTCTGAGCACCTAAGTATGTGTCGATAGTTGTGGCTGCTATCGCCGCGGCCTTACCGGCTGCCGAGTTTTCACCTACTAGTTTAGATACAGCACCCAGAGCTTGTGAAGCTACCTGCAGGTTAGCGTCACTAACTTGTTGTTGCATTAACTTCTCGAAGTCAGCTTCTTCTTTCTTTAGCTTTTTAGTCTGACCGCTATAGAATTCTCTTACTGCTTGTTTCTCTGCTTCTGTAGCTTTAAGTCTCTCTAACTCCTCTAAGTCACGTTGTTGAGCCAAGGCTAATTCTTCTTGTGCTCTTGTAAATTCGTTCTCTATATCCTCAAGCTCCATTTCTTTCAGCTTGTCTCTAATAGTCTGCTTTCTCTCTAGTTCTTCTCTATCTAAGTCTGCAGTAATACGTTGTGCATCTAGTATACGTGTTTCTAACGCAGTTTCGGCATCGATTCTTGCAGCAGTAGCCTCTGCTAACTGAGTTTCGAGCTCTTCTCTACGCTCGTAGTTAGCCTCTTGTGCAATCTGTAGTTTTAGGTTATCTTCTTCTAGTTTCGCTTGATTTGCTAAGTTCTCTGCTAGTTTTACTTGTGCTTGACCTAGTGCTTCTAGTGCAGTCTTTCTCTCTTCGAAAGTTCTGTTAGTATCTTCCGCAATCTTCTGTTGCGTTTCCATTTCTTTGTTTAACTGTGCATTCTCTACAATAAGTCTCTGTTGCTCGTTTCTAATGTTTCTAAACTGATCGACTAGTAGTGTGGCTACTTCTACAGCCTCTTTAACTTCTGCGACTACTGTCTTACCGAACTCTATGACAGACTCTGTGGCATCTGCGACTTTGTCTGTGACATCTTCTACACCTAAGACTACTTTACCTACAGCGTCTGCTGCAGTTTTACCAGCGGCTTTAAATTTACCTTGGAATAGTAGAGATATGGCTTCGCCTAGTTTAGGTACTAGTTCTAGTAAGCCTTCGAATCTGTTTATGATATTCTCTTTTAACAGATTTACAAAAGACATTAAGGCCTCTTTAGGATTTGTAAAGACTGCAACTATCTTCTCGCCTAGTGACTGGAAGAACTCAGAGATTTTGTTAGTGATTACACCTAACGTCTCCATAGCTATGGCTAGTTTACGTGAGCCTTCTTCTGACGATCTAAAGAATTCTACTACAGATGCTAGTACTGTAACTAGTAAGCCAAGACCTGTTGCTTTTATCGCACCGCCTAAGCCTCTAAAACCTGCAGTTGCACCCTTAATCGTATCTTTAAATTCTTGGAATGCTTTCTTACCTTTTGCCAATATAGAATTCTCTTGCGCAACCTTCTTAGTTTCTTTGCCAAGTTTATTCATCTCTTTCTGTAGTTCTTCTACAGATTTGACTTCTTTCTCTATACCATCAATGGTAAACGTTATTTTAACTTCTTCTTGTGCCATCTACTTAGAAATATATTTGTTCTCCATTTTGAATTAACTGTATTGGCTTGCCATAATGTTGTGGCTCTGCCTCTTGTTTTTTACTAGGTAACCAGCATTTAGTCCAGAACAGTTCGTCTTGCCATGCGCCTGGTCTAGCCTTAGCTCTACGATGACCTCTGTCATTTGGCAAGCCACACATATAACTTGCTGGCTCATCGCCTGGTTGCCACCATGTACCTACATCTTGTA